ATACTACCAATCAACTGGTAGTCTTACCTTAGCTCCAGTACTGACCCTATGATTATAAATCTTTTCAATTGCATTTATAATATCGGTTTTCCTATTAGTTAAACTAAGTTCATTTATTAGTAGCGTTGGAGCTACCTTTAACTTAGATAGGAACCTCTCATGGTCATATACTTTAGAGGGTTGCTTCAAGAGATATATCATAGGATAAATAAAGTTAGCCTTTCTCCATCCCTTGAAGGTTTTGCGACATGCTCTTAATTTCATTGCTGTTCTACGTGCAAGTTCATAGTCTTCTACAAACATTGAACCTTGAACAAATAAATCTCTAAGCATTATGATGTCATCAGTATGGTTAGCTAGTAGTGCTAATGCTACAGTATGGCTTACTTTAAATTCTTTACGAATATTTAAGTAATATACATAGTTATTAAGTCCTTCAGACTTATAGCTTTCAGCCCACTCTTTTCTAGACCATCCTTCTTGATTCATATTCATCTTCTTTACGTCTTTTACTGTAATGTTTTCTAAGACGATAAAGTAGACAGGTAGACCAAGGCTTTTTATAGCTTCAAAGCGATTCTGCCCATCAGCTATTTCAAAATCCTTAGTTACTACTAAAGGTATGTGATAGTACCTTTCTTTCATACTTTTCTTTAACTTTT